GCGAGTGTTCCAACCCCATTAATGCTTCTGACTGCGGGTCCGAGGAAACCTTTTACGAAAAGGACGTTTTCCTGTACGAATTTTACGGAACGCTCGTAATCCTCAATGCGTCCGTTGGCATTTAGCGCAAGAGACGATTTCATCGCCTCCCCTTACTTACGCAACGAAGTCGTCTTCGTTGGCGTCCTTGTTGAGATTCGACAGTACAACCACATCTTCGTCATCGTCTTCCTCTGGCGAGGAATCCTCTTCGACGACCGGTTTTGGTTCATCTACCGGAACGGCCTTCTCCTCTACGGGAGGTGCGACTGGCTGATCTTCGGACGGAGACTTAACCGATTCGTCGGCAACCACGGGTGTTGGCTGTGGCTCAAGGACGCCGAACTGATTTGGCTGGCGCTTTTTCCTCATTTTTTACCGCCATCGTCACCATGCTCAATCGCGAGCATTTCAAACTCAATCAGCGAGCCCAGTAGTTCCTTGGTCTCGTCATCGGAGAGGGACTTGCCGGTCGACTTCCACTCGTCAGGAATCATGCCCTCCTTGCCAAGGGCGCGTGCACGCTTCATGATGTGACGCTTGGCTGCTTCCTTGTCCTTCGCGCGACCATACGCCTGGATGGCGTTCTTGAGGTCGGACTCGTCGACAATCGGATACGAACCATCAGGCAGCGCCATGCCACCCTTTGCCAGTTCAGTCCTGCGCTCAGACCCGTACATCCGCTTCAGCGCGAGGTCCGCAACCTCGGCATCAATCTCCGCCGCCTCATCCGGCTCGTACTCGTCATAGCCGAGTACCTCACCATCGATGCCAACAAACACGTCGTAAGACTTGCCGTCAATGCCCTCGATTTCAACCGCGTAGGCGTCGTAACCCTCAAAAAGGTCCGCATCAACAGCGACGACATCGCCCTCGATCGACTTGGTAGCAATGTCAGCCGCTTCGTCAAACGAGATGATCTTCTGCGCCTTCACGGCTGTTACTTCGCCGACCAGGTTCTCATTAAGGAGGTGCCAGCCCATGCACTCGCCACTAGAACCGTCAAAGTAGGCCTCAATTGGGCGGCCATCTTTGCGCTGGACATCAACGACAAAAATGTCCGTCTGATCCGCGTATCCGGAGTCGAGAATCTTTCCGCCGAACATATCCTCAGCAATTCCCTCAATCTCAAGCAGCGTTGGCATATCTCCATGCGGCTCGCACCCGCCAGGGCAGTTTGCGCAAATGTTGCTGCCGCCGGGGAGCATCTTGCGCTCGATGGCGCAGACGAACGAATTTTCATCCGAGATGAGGGACGCAGACTTGATGCCCATTGTCTTCATGCGCTTGGCGCGAGCCTTCTTGCGCCTCTTGAGCATGTTCTCAAGTTGGCCCCACATCTTCTCTTCGTCATCTTCGGTCATGTCATCTTCTGGTTCGACAACAGGTTCCTGATCTTCTGGGTTCATGGCTGGGGCCGGCGCTGGCGTCATCTGCCGCGCGGGAGCAGGAGCGGCCATTGGCGCAGCAGGCGCCGGAGCGCCACCGCCCATACCTGTCATTGGGCGCGCCGGTGGAGTCATCTCCTCCTCGTCCTCCTCCTCTTCTTCAGCCATCATCGGCGCGGCTGGACGCGGGCGCATTGGAGCAGGGGCGGAGCCGTACATTCCGGCTTTTTCGCCAGAATCAACCCAACCGGTCTCGAAGTTCGACTTCGCACTCTTCTCCATCACGGCCATCGCACCGCACTTCCCGCACACCTTTGCGCCGGGCTTGTATCCGCACTCAGACGAGTCAAGACCCTTGGCGCACTTGATTTCGCCATCAGGTGTCATCTCGACCATTGGTGTTTCGTCAGTGTTCATTGTGTTCGACTCCTTGTATTGCATCGTCTTTACGAGGCAATCCGTTGGACTTGTGCAGCCGCTACATGGAGTCGTGCGTTTTGCGCCTGAAACCTTGCAGTGGTATTTTGCTTTTTTTTCTGGTAAACCTGTGCTCGAAGTATAACCCATATAAGAGTTCTTATGTGCTAAAAGGAACCGTACATTTTATCGATCGAATAAACGACTGTTGAAAGCGCCTGATACGCATCATCGTCGATATCTACGATGTCAAATATTTCAACCCCATTTTCATGGGCCTGGGCCTTCAGTCCGTAGTGGTCAATGACCGGGTCGAGCATCTGCTTGACCTTAAATACGTCTTTCGTTTTGGCCTTGACTGTAAAACTCTTTGCCTTCATTTCCAAGGGCTCTACACCACCGCCGTTGATCAAGACATCCTGAAGGAGTTGGTACGCATCACGAAGTTTCTTCAGGTTCCTCCCATTGAGCACCCGGCCCGCCTTGACCTGAATGTCCTTGTCGGCACCTTTGGTCATGTCAGCCAATATGGAGACAAGCGCTGCGAGGATTTCTTCGTTCGAGCCGCCGCAACCGCAATCTTTCTCCCCGTCCATGCCCTTCTCAATAGTGTCGCCGTTTTCGTCCTCGCCCTCGATGACCCAGTTGTCATCGCCGCTCATGTACGAGACAAACTCTGGCTCCGCATTCATGAATTCACGGAGTGCTCCGTAAGCCTTTTCGTCTTCATCATCATCGTCTGTTGGTTCGTAGTCTCCGTAGCCGCTCGTTGCGAGACTCTCGGCGATGTCCTCCATCATCATCTCGTTCTTCTCGTCGCTACCGGAATCACCAAAGATTTCCATTACATCCGACATGCCGAATGACCCATCGGCTTTCTTGCCGGTGAGTTTTGCCAAACGGCTATTCCATTCCGAGTCGTTCCAGATTGACCCGTTGACGACTCCCTTAAGTTTCTTTCGGCAATTCTTCATTCCTGGATGATGACAGCCCTCATTTGGCCATAGGCCAGTTGTCTCGTGGTGCAACCAGGCGCAGATGTTGTTCAGCGGATATAACTCTGGGTGATTCGCCAAAATCACACGGCAACGGCGGAAACCACCCGGTTTGCGCATGATTGGTCGCCAGTAGCGGAGCAGACGCTCAAGGTTCCCGCGTCGCGGACCATAGCCGCGCATTATGTCGCCTGTAACTATCTCCTGTGGCAATAGACCACCGAGCGGGTCGGCCTTCATTGGCCACTTCGGCATAACGCCAGCCGGAATCTGCGGATCGTCGTCCATTCCGTAACGATCAATAAACCGTCTTTCGTCATCATCGGACGACGGCACACTTTCATTACCCATCGTGAGATAAACCATCTTTGGCTTTACCTGCACTGGGTCGCCGAACATGAACTGGCCATCCTCGTAGTGATACGACACCCTCATTGTCGACTGACCGCTGTCACCACGGTGATCAAATATCACCTGATTTTCATCCGACTCCCTGATGCGGACCGCGCCACCAAAACGCCTTGACAATGCAGACGCAAGGTTTGCGGCTCTGCCGAGCATTGGGTTCTCAGCGGGAACGCCGTCGTCTTCGTCCTCGTCCTCGTCTTCCTCGGACTCCTGACGGGCCATCATCAACTTCCTGAGGGCCTCGATCATCATTCGCTTCTTGTACTGCTCCATCGCCCTGAGCATGAACATTCGCTGCATCGCTGGGGCTTCATCCATCGACATAGACGGGTCGTAGCCCTTTTCGCGCAACTGATTTGCAACGTAATTCTTCTGCTCGCGGACGAACAGCGGATCAGACTCCACCATTTCGAGCGCCTGTCTATTCAGTTCGTCCATATCGGACTTTTTCTTTTTCTTTGAATTCTCGTATCGTTCGAGCAGCCTCCTGCCCTTTGCCGCCAATGCGGCGGCGTCAGAACGGTCCTGTGGGACCGGCTCACCCCATGCTGCGGCAGATAGTGCAAGCCTTGTCGGCTTGCCGTTGTCGCCCTTCATTGGCCCACTTGGATTGGTGAAAAAACGCGTCAAGAAAGAACCCTTACGACGCATCTTCTCCGGCGTATCCGCAGGACCCTTGACGCCTGGCTTAAGGTTCGCGCCTTCGGTGCGCGCAAAGTGACGCCGGCCAGCGGCAGTCAGGCCGCCCTTGGGGTCTTTGAGTGGCTGGTCGGACTTGATTGAAATTGTTCCGGTTAGTTGGTTCGCTCCATGAAGAACCGGAGATACCTCATACAGTTCAAGTTTCTTTAGAATATTTGCCTGGCGCTGTGGGTCAAAGTCCGCTTCGAGCGTCTTGTAGCCGATCGACCACTCCTGCTCTTCTCCGAAGAACGCAACGTCCGCGAAGGCCTGCCGACCCCTCTCTGACTTTAGATTGAACTGCACCCTTGCATACATGCCGCCGATTCCGGCTGCCTTCATTTTTCCGGGTAGGCGCGGATCATTCTTTGGCACTTCGTAGATTTCCAACACTTTGCCGATTGGTTCATTCCAGTTGTGACCCCAAACGACACGCGGCTTGCGGCGCCTGAGGCTCTCATTGAAAGCCCCCGAAACAATGATGTCCCCTACGGAGTCCTTGTTCCCTATTCCCGCAACAAAACACTCAACGATGCCCTGCGCTTCATCGACGGTCAACTGGCCCTGAACGGCCTTGTACTCGGTTGGCTCTAGTGCTGTTGTGGGCATGAAAACTCCTCGCGCTCACAACACAATAAACTATTTATTCAGTCAGAAATGCAACACTTTCAGTAAACACGCTTATTCGAAGCGAAAGCGCAGTTTACATCTGCAGTTATATGTCAGCGATGCAGGCGAAAGCGGGTCGCCGGGGAACCTGACGGCCTCACCACCGACAGAAAATTCCTCACCAAATGGGACTGTCTTCCCATCGAGGAACAAGTGGGTTGCCCTCACCTTCGAGTCTTTCCTGGAAATCCATGTTTTGGTCAAACCACCCAGGTCTTTCCCAGAAAGGAATACGCCACTATTGAAGGCCGACTGTGACTCATGTTCAGCCATGACCCTCTTGTGTTTCCTCAAAAGATTGACAAAAATTGCTGCGAGCGCTGTCCTGAGTAGTTGGGATTTCTCGTCATCATTATCTACCGCCATTGCCACTAGAACTGCGGCAGCGATTTCCTCAAGTGTGGACTGGTTGACCTGCTGCATTCTTGTCACGTGCTCATCAACTGCCTTTTCAAGTTCTTCCTGCTCAACCTGAACTGGCATGTTTGACATTGACGCGACGTATTCCTTGGCATCATTCATCACACCGAGAAGCACTGGCTTTACGTCATCTGCCAACTGTTTATTCCACACAGAAACGTCAAAAAACATGTCCGCCGTGAGTGTTCCGGCAGCAAGGGCCTTGGCAGCCTTTTTGCCAAATGCCTTTTCGACGATCACTCTCTGCTGGCGCTCGAACAGCCTCTCAAGGGCCCGGTCCATGATTTCGGTCCAGCGATCAGTGTCGGAGTCGGCTTTCGTCTCTACTTCCTCGACGAACTTTCTCTGCATCACGCCCTGAGCCTCCTCAAAGGCGCTCAACTGCTGCTCCGGCGGAAGTGCGCCAGTCTGGGGCGACGCCCCACCCATTTCTGGTGGTACTCCCGTTGGCATCGGCGGCATAGCGCTCGGCGCGCCAGGGACCTGAGCGGTCGCGCCCTCCATGCCTGGCATCGGTGCTCCAGGAGCAGGTGCGCCAATCATGTCGACCGGCTGCTGTTCTTCGGGCTTGAACGGCTTTTCGGTATTGGCGATGGGGGTCAAGTTCGGGTTAGACAAGAGAGAGTCGGCCAGTTCTGAATCCACTTTTTTGCGACCGGATGCCTGTCTGTACTCATTGACAGAAATGAGGCCCTGCTGGAACTCGTCCATGTTGTAGCGCTCACGCTCCTGCTTGGAGATAATGAGGATCGGAATATCCGACGTATCAAAATCGACGTAATAATCGTCGTCGAGTTCATCAAGGGCCCTACTAATCGTGTGTAGGTGCGGAATCATCGTTTCCATCCAAAAGACGCGGAGTTCCTCGGCGGCGTTGCTGAATGTCCTGCCGGAAGCATTGCCCATTACCGACTCTGGCACTCCAAACGCAGAAAGAATTTCCTCTTTCTGAATCTGCCTCAACTGGATGTATGCCGCATCACGCGGCGACGCCGATGTATCGACATAATCAACACCGTCGCTTGATGCGATGACGCTTGTGTAGCCGGTTCTTGACAAGTTGCCGCGAAAACGCGACTTGAGTTCCTGCTTGTCGTCTTCTTCAATATCGCCACGAACAACCAATAGTCCACCGGGTCGCCCGTCATTCAAGAGATAGTTTCGGTTGTACAACTTGGCGAGATTTTCTAACTCAATGGCTATCCCAGCCGACTCCATTGGAGTTACCGAGAGATATGGATCGAGCGGATGTGGTCTGCGGACCCAGCACACATCCTCTGGCTTGAGAGTGATTTTTTTGCCGTTGCGCATGTCGACTTCGTAGCCAGCAACGAACTTTTTGGGATCAGGAATTGGGGCCGTGTGCTGTGGCGGCAATAGGTGAAGCGCAATAATCCTGCCATCCCTGCCGCGCACTTTTTCAATGAACGCACCACGGCTACCAATCAAGAGTTGCGCGGATAGCCTGTACCTGAAGACAAATGAGTTTTCACCCATGTTCGACTTAGAGTTCATCAACTCCAGGATTGGTCTATCTTCCTTTACTCGCTCTCCACGCTGGTCGTTCTCTGTTCGCAGCATCACCGGAAGTCGAGACTGGTTGCCCGCGATTGCGTCGATGCAGCGGAATACCCATGTAACTTTCTGCATGCCTTCTCGGTAGGCACGCTCAATATCCCAGCCGTCTTTGTACGGTTTGCCGGCACGACCAGCGTCAAATGCGATTGGAGCGCCAGCGTTAAGGGCAGACTTCTGCTGTCCACCGTTCAGCGACTTATTGGAACCTGTATTCCAACCCATTATTCAGACCCCAGCAAATATCCGAAAATTCCCGACGTGACACCAAAGACTATGAACCCGGCGGGAGGGAAGAGCATCGCTGCTCCGATTGTCGTGCCGAGAATGAAACAAGCCATCAGCGCATTTGCGATATTCGCGCGACTCAAAGCGGCGCGCACTTTTAGAAGTGTTTCCATTTGACCGCCACTCTACCAAAATACGACATAATCCATAGTACATTATGCAAGTTCCGGAGATTGTGGAAAATGACTGATTGGCAAGCGGTTTACGAATACCTACAGCCTAAAACACCACTGTACTGCCCTGAGGAGCCATCGCTCACGCAGCGCGTGTTCCTGCGCACCTACGCAATCGAAGGCCTCTTTGGCGGAGCGGCTGGTGGTGGAAAGAGCAGTGCGTTGCTCATGTCCGCCCTCCAATATGTAGACGTACCCAACTATTCGGCCATTCTTTTCCGACGCACCTACGCCGACCTTGCGCTTCCCGGCGCCTTGATGGACCGATTCCGGACGTGGATATCCAACTATGACGACGTCCACTGGAATGCCAACAGTTATGTGGCGACATTCCCTTCCGGAGCCCGTATTTCGTTCGGATATCTAAACAATACAAATGACTATCTGCGATACAAGGGTTCTGAATTCCAGTTCATCGGCATGGACGAGGTAACGGAAATCCGAGAATCTGACTACCGCTATTTGTTCTCTCGTCTTCGCCGACCAGCGTCTGGCGAATTGTCGAAGGTGCCGCTACGGATGCGTTGTGCATCCAACCCGGCGCCGAACTGGGTACGCCAGAGATTCATCGTGGAAGGCAAGGAGAACTCACGGGTTTTTGTTCCCTCCTTTCTCACCGATAACCCTGGCATTGATGCAGATTCTTACCGTCAGGCCCTGTCGGCCCTGGACCCAATCGAGCGCCGCCGTCTCGAATCGGGAGATTGGTGGGCGACAACGCTTGGCTCATTGTTTGATCGCGCCGCATTCCCGATCATTGACCACACCGAAATACCGGCCATTACGTCAAGCGCGAGGGTTGTCCGCTATTGGGACCTCGCAGCGACCGAGCCTTCGGCATCCAATCCAGACCCCGACTGGACCGTTGGGACATTGATGCTTTTCGATAATGGAATTGCTTATGTACTCGATGTCAAAAAAATACGCTCCAAAACAGACAAAGTTGAATCTTTTATTTATAAAACAGCCCAAGACGACGGACTTGCCGTATCAATCAGGATGGAGCAGGAGCCCGGGTCTTCGGGGAAGGCCCTTATCGACCAATATGCGCGATATGTTCTGCCGGGGTTCGACTTGCAGGGTGTCCGCC